GAAATACCCGATTACGACTTTTTCTCTTATGACGCTTTAGAAAACGCGAAAAAACTAGCGGATATTTATTATAAAAAGGGTTTCACCGAAGTAGAAGCAAAAGCAGGACAGCATCACGGCACTTATAAAGTTTATGTGAATTTTATACCTGTAGCCGACATTACACAAATCCCAAAAGAAATATTCAAAGCTTTGAAAAAGGATTCTATTCGGGTGGCCGGTATTTTATACGCGTCACCAAATTTCTTGCGAATGTCGATGTATTTAGAATTATCGCGTCCAGCTGGAGATATAAGTCGATGGGAAAAAGTGTTAAAACGTTTGAGTCTCCTTAATAAAAATTATCCATTAACCACAATAAATTGTGATGAAGTAGAATTTCAAAGAAGAATGTCTGATAAAGAAAATGAAGACGAGATTTATGAAAATGTTAAAACTACATTTATAAACCAAGGTGTAGTATTTTTCGGCGGTTTTGCGATTTCTCTCTATTCACAATATATGCCAAAAAATTTACAAACACGTTTACAAAGAATCGCGGATTTTGATGTACTTTCTCATGAACCCGAAACAACCGCACAAATTGTAAAAGAGCGATTAAAGGATATTGGTATAACTAATTGCAAGGTTATAAAACATGAACAGGCTGGTGAAATAGTTCCAGAACACTATGAAATCAAAGTAGGTAAAGATACGATTGCTTTTATATATAAACCAATTGCGTGTCATAGTTATAACGTGCTTTTTTTAAAAGGACAAAAAGTAAAGGTGGCTACCATAGATACTATGTTGAGTTTTTATTTGGCGTTTTTGTATGTTGAAAGACCATATTATAATGAGTTTTCAGATAGAATATTATGTATGTCAAAATTTTTATTTGAAGTACAGCAAAAAAATCGATTGGAACAAAAAGGATTACTACAAAGATTTAGTATAATATGTTACGGACACCAAGAATCTGTAGAGGAAATGCGCGCTGAAAAAGCGGCGAAATATAGAGAATTAAAGCAAACCAAAAATAAATCCGAAATGAATGAATGGTTTTTAAGTTATAAACCGGAACAATCCAAAAATCCTTTGGAAGAAGAAAAGAATGGAAAGAAGAAAAAATCTAATAAAAATAAAAAAAAAAATAAAAATAGAAAAACTCAGAAACCATTTTTTGATTTTTATGGAAAAAAGAGTAGAAAAAACAAAAAAGATTTGTATTAAGATGTTGGCGAAAATATTTGCGTGTTTATTCTATAAACTAATCGTTCTTGATTTCTGGTATTGTTATTTTTACATAGAATATCATCTAATTCATAAAAAAAATTATTTGTTAATTTATACATAGTAGCAATATTACCTATATAAATATTATCGATCCCATTTGCTTCATAATCAAACAGAAATTCATTTTTTGTAAATTTTATTTCATTATTTTTTTTTATAAAATCAATAATTAAATTTTTATCAAAATTGTTGCTATTACTAAATAAATCGAATCTCATATTTATAACTGTTTCATCATGACAATATTGTGGTTGATTATAAATATAATCTATTATTTTATATTTTCCACACCAATAATTTTTCCAACCAATAATTGGCATAGGTCCGTGATTAATAGTGCCATCTAAATTACCAATTAATTTATTATCCTTATCATTATCAATTATAATATGTTGAATATAACTACATAATTTACCAAAATAATTGTTAATTATTTCCTCATTTACTTGAGTAATATTAACAGTTATATTTCTCCAACTTACACTGTTTGCAAATATATTCCATGTATGTATAAATATTTTTAAATCCGGATATATATTGTATAATTCTTCTATAAAATTATATAATTCTTTTGTTTCAAATGAGTTTCTGATATGTCCTCTAATAACAAGTATCATAATTTATATATAATACTAAAATAAAAATAAAATTTTACAAGGAAATAATATTACATTACGTTAATTTATCGAATGAATAATTAGCGCTACATTTTCATGATAATATCCACACATACCAGTAGGTGTACCATTCATTCCAATCCATTCATATTCAACCTTATTTTCTGTGATAAATTCATAAAATGCTTTCAGTTCTCCGGTATCTCCATCAAAACCTGGGTAATTTACTAATTCGTCAAATACGATAATACAATCTGTATCCATGTAATTTTTCAATACATCAAATATATATTTTGTAGAACTATAAAGGTCCACATCTATATGAATAAATGAAACCTTTTTATTTTCTCTTTGTATAAAATTAAGTAAAGTTTCATTAAACCATCCTTTTATTAATTCAACATTATCGTTTACTTTTGGTAAATATCCACCTCTATTGAACGCACCTTTATCAAAACCGTCACGCCATTTTTCAGGCAATCCTTCAAAACTGTCAAACCCATATACTTTTTCATTTGTAAATTTTGAAATATAGTTAATAGTATTTCCACTTGCTACACCAAACTCTAACCATAATGTGTTTGGTTTATGTGTTATTTTCATATGTTCAAATACATATGTAAGTGGATATGTATTAACATTAGGAATATTTTGAATAATATGCAGCATTTTATATTGTATTGTTTTATTTTTATTTCTTTAACTAAATAAAAATAAAAATAATAAACAAATATAACAAATATAATAAATATATTTATTACACAATAGTACTTTTATAATCATCACTAATATGAGGCGTTATAACAAATGGTAAAATACAAACATAAGCTAAAATATCTTTATATACAGAATTCATGATACAATCAATAGTAAAACACGTAATATTATTTAAAAATGGTAATTTAATCATTCTATTATCTAGTGGAAAACACTTATCTTTTAATAATCTAGCGCCAGTTGGATTTATTATATACGCTGACGTTCCAAAACAATGATTTAACCGCGCTATTGATGTATTTATCTTGGAATTGACAAAATTAGAAATATCTTCTTTTTTCATTTTTGTTTTATTAAAAACGCAATTACATGTTTCATAATTTGTATTATTATAACTTAATATAGAATCAAAATTATAATTAAGTTGAATTATATCCCATTGTTTTGGCATTAAACCATTAATTAAGTTATTTATATGTTTGTTAAAATCACGTGAAACAATTGCATCATCTTCCATTATTATTATTGGTTTATCTAATTCAATACATTTTTCCCATAATTGTAAATGTGATAAGGCGCAACCTATAGCCCCAATTGAATAATTTTTTGAACCTTTTTTAAAAATACTTGGTTCTAGTTTATCAATAATTAACGTTTTTCCATCAACCGCATTATAATAAGAATATTTAATATATTTTGAATTAAACGCATCAAATTTTTCTCTTCGATCTTTTGACCTCTCCAGATTAATTACAAATATATCCATGGTTTATATCTATAATTAACGCAAGTATTTATATATATTATTAGTAAAATATATTATTGTAAAATATATTATTAGTAAAATATATTATTGTAAAATATATTATTAGTAAAAGATATAAAATAATTTTAAAAATAGAGTAAAATGACAGATAATGTATGTTATATTCCTGTGTCAATTGGCGAACTAATTGACAAGTATACTATTTTACAAATTAAACAAAATAAGATTCAAAACGCTGAAAAATTAGCGATGGTCGAAAAAGAAATAGCGTATTTGCAACCTTTTGTTGATAAATATAATTTAGAACCAGAAATAATTGATGAATTGAGAGAAATCAATGAAAAACTCTGGGTTGTTGAAGACCAAATAAGAGATAAAGAAAAAATACGTGTATTTGATGATGAATTTATACAATTGGCGCGAAGTGTTTATATAATAAACGACAACAGATGCGAAACAAAAAACAAAATAAATACAATTTTGAACTCTGGTTTGTCAGAAGTTAAAAGTTACACTAAATATAAAGATGATAATGACAGTGAAATTATTAAACTTGGTGAAACAAAACAAATTATTAGTCAAACTGTAAAACCTCCAAAAGAAACTGTGGAGGAATTATATAAAAAAATTAAAAAGTCAGAAGGGGATTACAATACAGCAATCCAATATTACAAAAAAATACTAGAATTAAACCCAATGAATATTAATAAATATTTGCGCGAATTAGGTGAAATATATGAAAAACAAAATATGTTTTATGAAGCAGTAGAATGTTATGTTAAGGTATTAAAAACGGAAACAATAGATGTTACCACCATTGGTGTATTGACAAATCAAATAGGTTCATGTTATTTTAATTTAACACAATATAAGTTAGCAATACATTATTTCAAAAAGGTTTTATTAATTAAAGAGATTCCCGATATCTATTCTAATATCGGATTATGTAATGTAAAACTAAAAGATTATAAAGAAGCCGAGGCGAATTTATTAAAATCATACAATTTAAAAAATAATAATCATTTGGCGTGCCATACATTAGGAGATGTATATTATTTTACAAAAAAATACGATAAATCCATAAAATATTATAAAAAAATCACAAATCCAAATTCAACTCAAACATATAATTTATCATTTCCTTATTTAGCCAAAAAGGATTTTAAAAATGGACTTAAATTATATGAAGACAGATTGAAAATCAATAATATAAATCCTCAAACAAATGTCAATGAGAGATTAGATGTCCCATTAGAGTATTGGGATGGTGACACAAAATGTAATAGTTTATTGTTACTTGCTGAACAAGGATTAGGCGATAACATTCAATATTATAGATTTATAATTGAATTATCAGAAAAGTATCCAACTATGAAAATTACATATTTTACTAAAAAAGAAATAGCGCATCTTTTTAAAACCTATAACAATATCGAAATTATACAAAATTTATATATTTTTAATTTTGAATATAAATTATACATCATGTCTTTGCCGAAAATATTAAATTTGACACAAATCGTTCCAAATAAGATAAATTATATTAACATAGATGAAGAGAAACTGGCGTTTTGGAAAAACGAAACGGATTCTTTAAAAAGATATAAGGTTGGGTTTGTTTATAATGGATTATTAAGTTCATTTATAGACAAAAATATACCTCTAGCAGAATTTGAGAAATTATGTGATTTAAATATTGATTTAATTTGTATTCATAGAAAAAGCGAAGTTGAAAAAGATTTTAAAAAGATTTCATTCTTAGATAAAATAATTCATTACGATATTGATAATGATAAACCGTTTGAAGATACAATACATTTATTACAAAATTTGGATTTATTGATTACAATTGACACATTTATAGTTCACCTAGCAGGTATTTTAAATGTGAAAACATGGTTATTATTAGGCGCATCAGAATGGCGCTGGTCAGACGACGCTAGTAAAACATATTGGTATAATTCAGTAGAATTAATAAGAACAAAAGAAAATGAGGAATTAAAAGATTTAATAAAAACTGTTAAAACAAAATTAGCGAGAGAATTATAAACAATATGTTTCCAATAATATGATAAAAATTTCGTGTGTTATTTTTGATATTATTTTGTATAAAACGGTGGCTTCAAAACCATGCGGCAATTGTGTTTTAATATATATACAAAAATGCGTAGAAAATATACATAGTTTTTCAATCAATATTTTGACATAATTAAATCCTATATTAGCAAATGACCAATCATTTACATAACTACACATCTGAGTATTAGATTGTTTAATGTAAAAATTATGTATATCTAAGAGTCCAGAGAGAATCCTATGATAATTTGTTTTTTCATTTTTAACATTTAATAAATTGCCGATTTTGTCGTAACCAAAAAGATCCAAATACAATATTTTTTTACCTTGTTCAACATTGAAAATATATGGGTTTATCCCGTCAATATACGATTGTTCGTAAAGCATTTCTCCATCAATTAAATAAGGTATAAAACATGATTTTATAATTGTGTTCATTATTTCGTCTACATCTTTGTATTGCGACTTTACTGTTTTTTTCCTTTTTTTGATATTATTATAACAAATATAAAGACGATCGTTTACCTTTTCACAAATATTATCGGGGATTTTTCCTTGTAAATGTCCTTTAAGTTCTTTTACAATAAGTAATTTATATTTTTCTTTAAATTCATTTTTGACAATATCATATAATTGTGGCATCACATCCAAAGCGTCGATAAAATAGAGAAATGCCACGATTGAACCGATGCTACAACCGGATATTCTTTCAACTGTAACATAATTGCGTTTTTCCATTTCTTTCAAAAAATACAAAGCACCGACTAAATAACTACCATTAAAAATACCGCCATCTAAGATCAAATCGAGTCTTAACGGTGCTTTTGAGTTTTTTAAATCATCTGGGAGATTATCAATTAATTTTATTACATATTCGTTTATCATTTATAAATGGTTTATATGTAATAAAATAGGGGATTTTATATTTATGTTTTTACTTTAATAAGATATTTTGCAATCTATTTATTTATAACAATGTTTATATTTTTTTATTTTGTAAAAGTCTTTCAATAAATTTGTCTTCTTCTTTATGTGTCACATAAATATTAACTAGTTCAGCAGGTGAATAAAAAAACTCATTTATCTTTTCTAGATTACTCGGGTCAATATTTTTTTCAAATAAATGATTGTAAATCTCCGATATAGTTTTATGACTAGCGTTATCTAATTTATGCGTTATGTCAATTCTGCCTGGTCTAGTCAACGCTGAATCCAGTTTTTCATAATGATTCGATGTAATAATCAATATTCTTCCAGGTGTTTCACGTATTCCGTCCCATAAATTTAAAATATCATCTAATGTTATTGGTTGATCTCCACCACTTATAGCGCCGCTAGTCATTGTCCCATTAATGTCGCATATTGTTTGTAAAACATCGCTTACCTTTACTGAATCATTATCTGTTTTAATGAGATTTTTTAAATTATTATTACTGCTATTATTACTATTACTAAAGTTTGCAATATTTGTGTTGTTTCGCTGATTTTTTCTTTCTAAAATAATGTCTCCAATACAATCAATGTCTTCAAAAACAATAATTTTCTTGTCAAATCCGATTGCTTTTTTTTCATTATCGTCATTATATGTATCTTCGAAAAAAAAATATTCTAATTGCTGTTTGGTCTTAATTATTTTTAATGGTATAATAATAATGTGTCTTCCAACATGGTTTGCGATTGCTTTGATCAATGAGGTTTTACCAGTGCCAGGAGGTCCATGTAACCCAATGCCAAGTGAATATGGAATCCCCTTTTCATAATACCAATCTTTTTTACTTGTAAAATAATTTATTTTATCAATTATTTCTTGTTTACCGTCAAAAAATATGTTTTTAAATGTTCGCGCGCTAGTAAATTCGTATTCGCTCCAACATGACAATTTCGAATCATCATCTTCTACTTTAACTTTATCTAAAAGATAAATGAACTTTTTGTTTGAACGTGTATTTTTAATTGACAACAAATGCTGATTTGTAATATTATCAATATAATTTTTTAAATAACTAATTGAGTGTTTATATGAATAAATTTTTAAAGTAATTGTGTCTGTTTTTGTTATGATTTTTTCTTCTTTTTTATTAGTTTCATCATTTTCAACTTCAGAATGAACGTAAATGTCGTTGTCAATTAAAAAATGTCTATTTTGAAAAACTATAAAAATATCCTCCTGTTTTTTATCTTCTCTATACTTGGCATTTGAATCGTAATTGCTTGACGTTTCTTTTATCTGATAAATCGTTTTATTGTTTTCAATATTATTTATAATATAACTCCACATAGCTTTAAATCGCGAACTGTATGAAGATGCTGTAGTTAATGTATGTGAATATGACGATGTAGTAGAACACTTTTTACCTTCTAAAATCACGACATTTTTTTTGTAAAAAAGACATTTTATATTACCAATTGTTATTTTGGTTATAAACTTATCAAGACGATTGTCATAAATATAATTCATAATGTATCCAATTACGCTCATAGCAATAACCGATAAAATTGAATCTATGATAACATTATCTGTTTTGAAAAACCCACCCACTTTTGCTTTAACAGCGTATATATAATTATTTCGTATTTCTTCCATGGAGTTATTTTAATTATTATATTTATTATGAAAGAAATCTTTAAATGTTATTTGATAATATTTACAGCACAAGCAATGACCGTTGCTTCGCTTAAAAGTTTTTCAGTCACTAAAGTTTTAAAACGCACCAAAATGATTTGTGACTTTATTTAATAAATGAAATAATAGACCAAACAAAACACTTGAAAACAGAAACCCGTTTATATTATAATTTCCATCATTTGAAAACAATATTGGGAAATAACTAAACAAAAATCGCCTAAAAAATGGTAACTGAAATAAGAAATATAACACAGCAAGCAGCAATGGAGTTTGTATTTCATTATACATGTCATCAAGCGAATTACTACGTTTCACATTTCTATTGTAATTGTCAATCATATCCGACGTTTGTTCGTAATCCTTAATATAGTCAGTTTGTCTTTCGTGCATTGGTATATAATTGGGTTGAACTTGCGCGTCATTGCTATGTCCAGTAGTGTTCATTGGGATGTCTCTAGATGGTAACTGTGTAGCGCCAGCAGTTGCTGCTTGTTGAAGTCCACTCACAATTTGACTAATTGTTGTTTGGTCTAAACTAAAGTTTGGTGTTTGTCCTTGGTTAAGACCTGGATTCTGAGGCATTTGTTGTTGCATTTGCTTTTGTACTACATTTTCCGAAGCGCTAAGTGAAATATTCCCTCCTCCAACAGGATCGGTAGGTAAATCCAAAATACTTGTAGAATCACTGCTCATAATTATTATAAAGAATGATTGATTATAATAATTACGCAAACTAATAAAATTAATAAATAAATATGATTCTTAATCAAAACTCACAGTTTTTGTATTAGAAGCACATTTTGTAGCCATAGGATTATATTTATAACATTTATCTCCGGTTTTGTATATTTTGTCTTTAATATTATCTAAAGGTGGCGCGTGAAAAATAAGACAGTCTTTATCTTTACAAACAGTTCTAAAGAGAGACGCCAATCCAAAACCTAACAAAACAGACATTATTATTTTACCCGTTTCTGTATGAACAAATTTTCCAAGATACATTCCCATCTATATATTCATATGATTTAAATAATTGCTAAAATATTTATATAAATAGAGTGTTATTTATAAAAATTAACTAATTACACTTGAACAGGTATAGAAGAAATAAGAAACTCATTCTTAGGACAATCTACTTCTTCTTGATCAAAATAAAAACAATTATCTGCTTTATCCTTAAATAAAACCTTGTCTACGTTTTCTGGACTAGGATAAATATATATTTTTTTCATTTCAGGACCTAATATGTAAATAAAAAATATACCAATAGCGAAACTTACTAGGAATACTGGTAATGAAATGTAATTCAATATCATTATATATTTTATAAATATTTTTTATTTTTTTATACTTTTATACTTTTATACTTTTATACTTTTATACTTTTATACTTTAAAAATTTCCTTTATCAAATTTCAACTCTTTTTTAAGTATATCAGCCAACGTTTTTTCTAACATAGTGTAATTTTTACTACCATCTTCAATTGAGAATAAACTCAATAACGTATTTTTATATGATTCGTCAAAATTATTAAATATTTCATTATATAATGGATTACCAAAATCATACATTCCGTCTTCTATTAGTTGAGGAGGAATAATTAAATTACTTGGGTTTGTAAACTCACATGATTTGTTTTGAAGTCTTGATCTGACACAATTATCCATAAACTCTTGCGTCCACTCTTTATCAGTTAGCAGCGCGGTTTTTAACTCATTATTCATTTTACTCCACAAACTTTGATAATTTTTATTCGACCATGTAATTATTCCTGTTTCTTCATTAATTATCGGTTTTCCAATAATATCTGGAGAATCTTGAGAATCTGGTTTATCTACTCTTGTTTTATTACTTTGTACTCTTGATCTATCACCCTGTACGCTTGTTTCAAAAACAACTGTTTCAAATTTATCATTATTTATTTCCAAATCTTTAATAGAATAATTCCTTTGAACTAAATGATACGAATTATCACTTTCATCGAATACAACAATATTTTCCCTGTATTTTAATTTTAATACTTCATTTAAAACAGGTCTTAACTGATTTTGATAAATTTCAACAGCACTTTTAACAAATTCAATACCGTTTGTTTCGTTAAAACGATATAACGCTTCTTTAATTGATTGAATATGTAAATATGATTTTTCCAATTCATCATTTAATTTTTCTTTTCTTTGAGGATCATCTGTAATTTTTACATAAATTTGTAAATAATTTTCTAATAAACTAGTGTACTCCCTTATATTGTCTTTTTGTAAATCAAAATTTTCCAAAACTTTTTCAGTTGTAGTTAATCCAAACAACAACTTATTCTTATCATTTATTATTTCGTTTTTTGCAGTATAAATTTCGTCATCAATCGTTTTTAATACACTGCTAATATTTTCAAAATTACCTACTGCAATATTTATAGTTAATCCACATGGTTCTACAGCATTACAAAATGCGCGAAGTTCTCTAAATTTTCCACCGTCATTTTCCTTACTAATAATCGAAGCGAAAGTAGTGCCGCCGGGTTTGCCACAATTAACACATTTAGGTTTCAATTGCTTAAATTCCGCTTTTTTCTCCTTGATACTAAGCATTTTGTTATTGAGTATTTTTTTCTTGTTTTTTTCATTGTCATTATTATATTTACTTTTTAATCTATAATATTCATTAATATTATTTTCAACAGATTCATTTTCTACAAATTCATTTTCTACAAATTCATTTTCAGCAAACATTATTTATATATAATTATTCTATTTTTATTCTTATTTATTCTTATTTATTATTTATTATTTATTATTAGTACATTTTCCCTTTGTTAATGTTGTCATAATCATTTTCCCAATTTGGCAACCCTGTTATTAATTCTTGGTGTGCTTTCCTCTTCGCCTCTTGTAAATTTTTAATTTTTGACAAAATATATTGCTGTTTTTCTTGATTTTTCTTCTCTTTTTCTATATCAGTCAATCTACCTTTATATTTGTATAAAAGAATTAGTCCTAAAACTATCAAAAACCCAATTAATAATCCGGCGTTAATAACTGTATTATGGAAATTATTCTTAATAATATGACACTGTTTAAGTGTTTGATCCAAAAAGTATTTTACACCAGGTTCAGTAAGTATTGGTTTAGTCGAACCAAAATCCAGGTAATTGTCCATAATAATTATAGTTAAATTTATAAATTAATTTATACACAATATCTATATGGCTAGTTCTTATTTAAATATTGTTATGTTTTTAGTGACAACATTGTTTTATTATATGGCACTTAAACCCACATTAACATATGATATAATATCTGTTCCAGAAACATATACTAGTTTTGTGAGCAGTAATTATATGTATTTAGGTGTATATTTATTGTTAGTAATAATGATTCAGTTTATAGTAAACGCTTCTATAATAACAACTACATGCGGAGGCAGCATTAACGAAAATATGGGAGCAGCAGGTGCTTTCACCTTTATACCATGGTTGCTAATTTTTGGCGTTATTGTAATTGTTTTGGTTATATACCCTGGGTTCAAAAGCGCTTTTTCCGATGTAATTGGTTATTATTATGTTTCAACTAAAGCAAATGAATTATTAGTTGAATTATTAGCAAGTCAAGGTGTTGATACTGCTCCTCCTACTACAACTGCTACAACTACTACAACTCCTACTACTACTCCTACATCTAAAGGACAAACCGGCGGCACAAAAGAAGAATTACAAAAAGCAGCCGATTTGATTCTTAAAATTTGCGGCAATACGTCCATATTAATTAATCAAATGGTTCCTAGCAATTTTGACAGTTATTGGAAATTATTAAATCCATTAAAGAAAGAAAAATATCAAATGAAAAACGGAAATGAAATATCAAATGATGCGCAAAATTTGAAAAAACAATTGTTTGAATTAGTTGTTACACGAGATACTATAGGAGAAGCGTTATGGTATATTTATACTGGTTTATTATTAACATCTATAGTACAACTTAAAATAACGTCTAGAGGTTGCGTTACTAATCCACAAACTATGGAAGCCAATTACGCCAAATTCCAGGAACAAGATGCGGCAGCGAAGCAGCAAGCAGCGTCGGCAACTAGCACCACATATACCATAACAAATTAATCTAAGTAATTATTATAAAATACAAAATACAAAATACAAAATATTTTTTATATTCAAAATATAAAAAATAATAAATATTCTTTAGAAAAGTTTTGGTGAAGCAACATAATACAATACAAATAAATAACTTAATATTCCTAAAATCAAGGATAACAACCATATTGGCATAATTGTCTTGTTTCTATATCCGACTCCAAACTCTCGAATACTTCCGTCATTGTTATATAAACACGATGGTTTCATCATTTGGATCGAACCAAACATAATTAAAAATAATATAATGGCAAATAATGGTGCGTTTTCTCTTATATAGGTTCTGTTCATACTTTTACTTATATATATCAATCTTTAAAAAAATGGCGTTAAATCTAAATTATTTTTTTTAAAGTTATTTTGTTAACTATTTTATTTAAAAAAATTATTCATCCCAATCTACTTGTTCTCCATACTCCGTAGTCTCATAATAATCATTACCATCTTGAAAATCTGTTCCCATATTTGTCATATCATATTCTTCTCTCTCAATATCATTTCCTATATCCCGATCTTCAATATAATCATCCATCATTTGATCTAAATCTCCGTCACCAATATTCCTATTTTTGTTGCGAAGTTTCTTCTCTATTTTATCCATTTCATCTCTAAAATCGCGCTCATCATCGTAAGTTTCTTTTACATATGTCGTAAGACCCTTTTGTAATCCCTTGCTCCAAACACCCAACTTATTGATTTTCAAAATTGTATCCGCGTCTCTTTCCTCATCTGTAAGATTTTTGAGTCTATCTGTAACCATATCTTTCTCTCCTTCCTTCAATTTAAAAACTCTGTCTAGGATTTCTTCATACGAAATATCAATCACATCTTTTTGGTTATCGAAAATTTCAAAGAATATAACTATTAATTGTGCCACTGTTTGTTTTAAACCTTTTTTGTTTCCACTCAATACTTGCGTGTCCTTTTGCGCTTGCGCTGTCACATCAAAATCAACCCTTGTATCTCTATCTTCTAAATATTCGACTGTAAATAAATCTTCTACAACTTGTTTTCTTGTAATTTCAGTAACAATCATACTTTCATCATCTGTTAAATCTATATAATTAATTATAACCCTCAACAAATAATATTCAAATAAAAATCTACTTGTTCTCTCATCAAAAACCGGTTTTAAAATCTTTCCATCATATTTGATACTAGTAAAACAAGGTGTTTCCTTCGATAATTTCATCAAATTATTACATGAACGCTGTATTTTTTCTAAAATATTATAAATATTAGGGATACCATAAAACGTCTTCAACTTCTTATAATAATCACTAATATGTTTTTTAATCTTATTGGAA